GATCGCTTCGATCAGCGGATCGGGCGTTTGGTTTTCGCCGCCGGTGTGGAGGCGCCACGCGACGGTGGAGAGATCGAGCGACGCGCCATTTGCCCAGACGCGGCCGATGCGCGCCACTTCGCCCTCGCAGAGGCCGACGGCGAAAGACAGCGTGTAGCGATAGGCGCGCGTCTTTACGCTTGGCCCGCCACCCTTGCCGCCGGCGCTCACCTCTTCGGTCTCGACGTGCTCTTTGAAGCGCGCCGCCCAGATCACCTGGCCGGCGATGCGCACGCTGCCGAACAGCGCCGGGATCGAGGCGCCCTCCGTCGAGCCTTGAATGTGCAGGTCTGTGAGGCGCGGGCCTTCGCGCGTTGTGCTGGCGCCAAACACTTGGCGGTCGATTGCTGATCCCAGCATCGCGCCACCGAGGCGGCCGAGCACCGCGCCAAAAGTACCGAACACGCCGGGCAACGCGCCGCCGACAGCGCGGCCGACGGTGGAAAGAACTAATTCGGCCATGCCGCGACATCCGGAAACGAGAAAGCGGCGGCGCAGCGCGTGCGCCACCAGGGCGCAAAGCGCGAGCGCACGACAGCGCGCCCCCAATAGGCGTGGATGATGTGATCGCCGTCATCGAGGATGGCGGCGTGCTTGGCGGGCGCGTCTGCGTGCATGCGGAAGAGCAGCACGTCGCCAGGCGCAGCAGCGCCTAGCGGCAACTCACACAAGTGACGGCGTGCGGCGTTGAACAGAGTTTCGGCGCCGTGACGCTCTGCCCAATCCGGCGTGTACGCCGGCGCCAGCTCAGGTTCAGCGCCGTAGAGCGCGCGCCAGACGCCGCGCACGAGGCCCAAACAATCGCAGCCCGCGGCTTTGGCCGAGGCTTGATGCTGATACGGCGTGCCGATCCATGTCTGCGCTTCCGCGAGGATCGCGTGGCGAGAAATCATGTGAGGCGCGAGCCGCCGTCGAGACGATCGCCCACGCCTGGCCCGGATTGCAGCGCGTCGTTGCCGGGCATGTGCGGAAAGCCGCGGAAGTTCACGACGTTGGCGAACTTGCTGCGACAGGTGTCGATGCGTTTGTCGCAGCCAGCGTAGGCAGCAAACTCATCGCCGATGCTGAGCGTTACGGGATCGAGCACTTCGAACAGCGCTTCATCGCCTTCGGTTTGATGCGTCGCGACTTCACTTTGCCGCCCGTCCGCCCAAACCACGCGGCCTCTGGCGAACCACTGGTCCGTGAAGCCAGCGAGGCCAGCCGCTTTGAACGTGTGCGTCCCAAGCACTTCGGTGATGACGCCCTCACCGCGAAACTCGGGCGCTTCGAGATCGACGCCGCACCGCGCATCGCCAACGTCAGCGTCGCAGAAGCGTGAGAAAACGCGGCCAACCGGTGTGTTCAGCGCCGCTTGCGGCCCGCGCAACTCCGCTTCGAACGTCAAGGCGCCACGGCGGACTTCGCCGATACGGCCGGCGAAAAGATGAACACGCAGCTCCGGCTCGCTCCAATCGACATGGTAGATATCGACGCGCGCGCCATCCCAGAGGCCGCGCGCGAGATCCTCTTCGGTGATCGCAGCCGATGAGAGCGCGCCAACGATGCTGGCGCTATCGACGCTCAGTCCGAGGCTCTTCTCGATTGCGCCCGCGCTCACGCCCTGTAGCGGCTCAGCGGTCGTGCCTTCGAACGACAGCGGGCAATCGTGGTCGGTAAAGGCGAACACTTCGCCGTCGCGCCGCGCTAGGCGCCAGACATGCGCGAGCGTGGTGACGCCGGACGCGAGCTTGGCGGCGAGCGCCTCAGGTATGGCGCGCACTAGAGCCTGATCTCCACAAGCGGGACCGTGACCGCATGTCCAGCGCCGAAGCCGTCGAGCGCGAGGTCCAGCCGGTCGATGTCGAAGCGGACTGCCGTGTCGAAGAGGAAGCCTGCGGAGACGATGGCGCCAGTTAGTGGCGCTGCGTTTAGGCTCAGCATTCCAGTTTCTGCGGCGATCTCATACGCGGACGGCGCCAACGTCTCGCTGTCGATGGCGACCACGACACTTGCTGCGACTGGTTTGGTGATCGGACGCTCATAGCTGCTCGCGCCGTCGCCGTAGGTCTTCTGCAACTGAAAGTCTGTTTGCTCGCCGTCTCCTTCGCCCAGCACCTGATCCGTTGGCGATGGCATTGCTGAGGGCGCACAAGACTTGAAATCGAACGGGTCGCGGAAGCGGAAGCCGTGCAGTTTGCCGCGCCGCGCTTCGAAGAAGGCGATCAGCTCGTGCACCTGATCGAGGGTGCGGACAGCGCCGCCAATATCGTAGCGGCGGCGGCCATGCGCCCACGGCGTGTTGCGCGCCTCGGCGCCGGAGCCGAGCGTGACGATATCGACGCGCCGCTCCGGCCCGCCGCTGGCGCCGAGCGCGAACGGCAGCGGTAGAAGCACTTCATGAAACGCGCTCACAGATTGCGCCTCCCGTACGCGACCGCCCGCGCAAGCGAGGCGGCGATCTGCCCTTGATGTTTGGTGATGGCGCTGGCGTCAGCGCCGCCGGTGATGTGGAAGTGAACATTCACGGCGCCGCCGCCCACGCCGGTGATCTCGCCCGCTTGGCGCGGCACGAACAGCTCCGGCCCGCGCTCGCCGACGAGATAGGCGCCGCCTGCGTTGACTGCGCCGCCGCCGGCCTTGCCGCCGAAGAACGGCAGCTTCGCGCCGCTCTGCGTGAAGATCTGTTGCAGCGCGATCTTCCCAAGCTCTTCCAAGACCGCTTTGGCCAAGCGCTTGAACGCCGCCTCGCCGCCTGTGGCCGCAGCGCCCAGCGCGCGCGAGATGCGATCACCGGCGCGTTCGAATGAAGCGCCGACAGCGTCTGCGGCTTGGCGCGCTGGGCCTTGGGCGAACGCTTGCAGCGCTGTGGACGCTGCGCCGAGTTCGGTTTGAAAATCGTCCAAGGCGAAGGACGAAGTTTTGTCGTTCATGTTTTTGTGTCCGGAAACCTTTGCGTCAGCGCCTCAAAGGCGGCGCGTGACAGTGAGGCGGTGCTGTTCAACGCCGTGAGCGCGCGCCATTCAGTGAGGCTGAGGCGCCAGAAGAGATGCGGCGGCACGCCAAGACTGAGCGCCGCCGCGAGCATGGCGCACCAGGGCGTTCGCTCAGGCATCAAGGGCCAGACGAAACGCTTCCGCGACCGCTGCTGCTGCCTCTCTCGGATCGATGCGCGCCGCGGAGAGATCGGTCGTGCTCATCGCATCGCCGCCGCCTTTGGTGAGCGCGGCGAGAACCAAGATGATGTCGGCCGCGGTGAGATGCGCCAGGCGTTCGGCCAGTTCGGCGAGCGAGATGACGTCGAACGCGGCCTCCAGTTCAGCCAATGCGCCGAGCGTGAGGCAGAGGCGCATGGGCCGCGCGTCGATCTCAAGCATCACCTCGCCTCGCGCGCGATTGTGCGGTTCGGGCATCAGAGCGCCGCGAACACAAGCGCGCCGGCTGAAGCGAGCGTGATGGCGAAGGCCGCTTCGCCGTCATGGTCGCCGGAATAGTCGAGCGCTTCAACGAGGAAGCGTCCGGTGAGCGAGCCGAAGTCAGGGATGATCAGTTGGCACGTCGCTGCTGCTTGCGAGAAGAATGCCTGTTGGATCAGCGCATCCGACGCCGCGTCCTTGAATACACCCGCGCCGCTGACGCTAGCCGATTTCACACCGGCGCCCGCGATCAACTCGCGCCAGGCCTCCGGGCTTTCGCCGGAGGTGCCGTCAACGGTGCGCGCATTCAGCGAGATGGTTTTGGCGCGAATGCCCGCGATGGTGGTGAAGGCTTCGGGATCTTCGCCGTCGCCGATCTTGATCAGGACGTCGCGTCCCTTTTGGCCTGACATGAATGCTCCTATTCGGATTCGGTAATGGCGCGGAGACGCAAGACGCCATGCGTCGTGCGCCCGTCGCCCGAGCGGAAGACGTCGGTGAAGAGTGCGAACAGCAGCACGAGCCGGCGCTCGGCGACGTTCAGCGCGGCGTTGTGCAGGCAGCCACGCAGTGCTGCGATCACGTCGAGCGCTTCGGCGCGGCCGCCGTAGCGAGACCAGACGTGCAGCGTCACGCCGTGCTCGAGCGCTTCGCGTTCGCTGGCGTCGAGCGGCTTCGACTCGACGCGTCCGATGGTGACATAGGGAAAGGTCACGTCGGGCGGCGGATCGTCGTAGAAGCGATCGGCGATCAGAGCTTGAACATCGGCGCTGTCCATGGCCGCGGCGCGGATGGCGGCGGCGAGCGCTATTTCAGCGTTCACAGCTTCTCCTCTTGGCAGTTCAGTGTGATGCGCGGCGCGCCGTCATCGGCGACACCGATGATGCGAAGGCGGCGCGCACCCCAAGCGACACGCCAACCGGCGCGGACATCGTCGCGGCGGTTGATGGTGACGCGGTAGGACGCAACGGACGGCGTGGCGTCGAAAGCCGCACCGTCGCTAGCGCCGCCCGCCTCGATTTCGGCCCAGACATCACCTTCATCGCTCCAGGCAATCGCGGCGCCGCCGAGTTCATCGGCGATGCGCGTTGGGCGCTGCAGCTTCACGCGGGCGCGGAGCGCGCCAATGGCGTCGCTCATAGCCGCGCCGGCGCGAATGGACGCATCAGCGCCCGCGCCGTCTCCGGGATGCCACCTTCGCCTTGGCGCAGCTCGTAGAGCGAAGCGACGATCTGCATCGTCGCGACGCGGAGCGCGATCGGCAGATCGGCGGCTTCATCGGCGTAGCCGCAATCGTATTCGATCTCGATGCCGCCGGCGCTGCGGAGCGTCGACGGAAAGCCAGACGGAAACACCAGGCGCGGGCGATCGCGGTTGCCCTCAAGGCGATAGCGCTCGGGATCGATGACGCTCTGCGCGCCATTGTTGGCGAGCAGCCTCACGGCGACGACGTTTGTGACGGGGCCTAAGCCCAGCACCGCGCCCTGCACCGCGTCCCGCCGCCAAATGTCCAAGCTCTCGCGCACACGCCGCGTGATCAGCGCGCGGCCGATTCCTGCCTCGACAGCCTCACGCGCCGCGCCGATGAGCGTGGCGATGAGGCTGTCTTCGGAATTGTGATCGACGCGCAGGAAGAGCTTCGCCTCCGCCAGCGAGATAGGCTCGCTGGCGGGCGGCGTTACGATGGTGATGCTCATTAGCTGTCGCCGAACTTGAGCGCCTTGATCGCGTCGAAGTTCTGCACGCCGCCGCCGACACGCTTGGTCACGTAGAACAAGACGTAGGGCTTGGCGGAGTACGGATCGCGCAGAACGCGGACGCCGGCGCGGTCGACGATCAAATAGCCGCGCGCGAAATCGCCGAAGGCGATCGAGAACGAATCTGTTGCGATGTCCGGCATGTCTTCGATCTCGGTGATCGGGTAGCCGAGCAAAGTTGAGCCGCCAGCATCGTTCGGCTCCCAGACGTAGCGGTCGTCACCGTCCTTCAGCTTGCGCACCTCAGACACCGTCTTGCGGTTCATGACGAAGCGCGCGTTCTGGCGATACTGCGTCTTCGGTGCGTAGATCAGGTCGATCAGCTTATCGACGGGCGTTGTGCCGAAGCCGCCGTCGGCGCCGGTGGTGACGTAGCCGATCTTGCCCCAGACGTGACTGGCTTCGGCGACTTTGTCGTAAGCGAGGAAGCCCTTCGGCTCGTCGCTGCCATCGCCGCTGACGAAAGCCGTGCGTTCTTTGCCCGCGAACGCCTCTTCGACTTCGCTGGCGATCCATTCCTCGAGATTGACGAAGCTATCGTCGAGCAACGTCTGCGTGGCGGCGAGGTTGGCGTAGAGTTCGGCAGTCGGGAATTCGAGCAGCGCGAGCGTCGGCGAAGTCGTCTGCGAACGCGCCCCGGTTTCGCCGACCCAGCCCGTGCCGGCATTGGTCAGGCTGATCGGCTTCTTGAACACGTTGGCGCCCGTGGTGCGCACGGTGGCGATTTCGCGCATGGGCGAGACTTGGCGGAGGCGCGACTCGATCATGCGATCGAGTTCGGGTGGGGCGACGTAGCCGCCATCGGTGCCGCCGGGTGTTGGATCACCTACGACCGAGAGCGCTTTCGATTCAAATTGAGTCAGCGCAGCGATGTCGCCGCGGCGCAGATAAGAGTGCCAGGCGGATTTGTGCTCGCTCAGCGCCGGATCGGCGGCGAGGCCGGGACGGCGGCCGGCGAGCGCGGCGCGTTCGATGAGCGATTTCTGGTCGGTCAGCGCCCGGTCGATGCGATCGACCTTTTCTTCAAGCAGCACATCGCCGCGATTGCGTTCGATGGCCGAGAGGCGCGCGTCGTTGGCGGCCTTGAATTCCTCGAACGCGCGCATGAGCGCGTCCGCCGCGCCGGGAGGCGCAGCCTTAGTTTCTTTTCTCACGTTAGTCTCCTTAAGCAGCGCGGGTGAACTCTCGCGCAAGAGTCAGCCGCGCTTGCGGCTGCATCGGATGAGTCACGATGGACACTTCCAGAAGCTCGATCTCAGTCAGTACGCGGCCCGCGGCGTTGCGGTGCTGCGCAATTGGGATGAAGCCGATCGACAAACCGTCGACGCCGCGCGCGATCATGCGCTTGGCGCGTGCGGCGCCCGGTTGGGCGTCACGGATCTCGCCGCGTAGGAAGAGGCCGCGGCCGTCTTCGCGAACGTCGGTCCACTCGCCTGCGAGTAGCCGCGCTTCGTGCTCAACCAGCATGGGCAAGCGTGGGCCGCGACGGTGTAAGCTCGCCGCGAACGCGCCGGCGCGGACGACGTCGCGCATCTGATCCGCCACGCCGAACAAGGCGGCGTAACCTTCGATGATCATTCGTCGAGCCGCTGCTCGATGCGCGCCAGCGAGCGGCGCGCGTCCGCGACCTGCTCTTCGAGCCGCGCCAAACGCTCGGCGACTTCGGGCTGCGTGGCGACGGCGCGTTCGACTTCTTCAAGCCTGGCCGCAGCTCGCCCTGCCCAGATCAGGCCGCCTGCGGTTTCGAGGAAGAGCGCCAGGATCAGCGCTAACGTGACGCGTGGATCGATCCTCATTGCGCACGTTCCGGCGGGTCGATGCCGGCCATGCGCCGTTTCTCGTCCTCGCTGAGAAAGTCCGCGGCGCCGATGCGCGCCCATAGCGCCTCGCGCTCAACCGTCAGTGCGGGCACATTCTCCACGTCGACGGTGACAGCAGCGGGGCCAGCTTCCGGCCAGCGATCGCCAATCCAAGATTCGATGGCGCGCGCCGCCTTTTGCGCCAGCGGCAACGCTGTCTGGCGCCAGAAGGCCAAGTTGGCTTCGCGATAGTTCGAGTAGGTGTTGTCGCCGGGGATGCCGAGCAGCATCGGCGGCACGCCGAACGCCAGCGCGATGTCGCGCGCGGCAGAGTGGCGGGCTTCGGTGAAATCCATGTCGGCGGGCGAGAGCGACATCGGCCGCCATTCGAGACCACCCTCCAACAACATCGGCCTGCCCGCATTGGCGGCGCCGATGTGCATGTCCTCCAGCTCATTCTTGAGGCGTTGGAATTGCTCTTCGCTCAAACGTTCAGCGCCGCCAGCGCCGGTGAAGATCAACGCGCCGCTTGGGCGCGCGGCGTTGTCGATAAGTGATTTGTTCCAGGCGCCGCCGGCATTGTGAATGTCGATCGAGAACGCGGCGGCTTCCATTGGCGAGAGGCCGTACCAATCGTCAGTAGGATTGAAGAGCTTCAGGTGCAGGATCGGCGCGTCATTGCTGATCGGATCGCGTTCGAAGCGGCGCACCTGCGCGCCGACGCGATGCTCCCAACCGACAGGCCAGCCGTCCGCGCCGGGTACAACGCTCATGCGATCGGGGCGGAGGACGTAGAGTTCGGAAGGCGCGTCTTCGCCGATGCTCGCGGCTTCGAGGTAGGCGTTACCGGCGACTTGCAGGTGGCCGTAGAACGCTTCGAGCAGCTCAATGCCGGTTTGCTCCGGGTTGGGCCGTGTGAGCAATCGCGCGAGCGGGTGATCCCTTGGGCCGACGTGCAACGGTGCGCTCGCGGCGGCTTCCGCGATCAAGCGTACGCAGCGATACGCGATCGCATTGCGGGCATAACCTTCGCGCGCGAACGCCGCCGGGTCGCGCATCGGCCAGGCGGGACGGCCCGGCGCGTGCCAAGCCAATAGCTTTCGCTCCGCGCTTGGGCTGCGGAGCCTTCTCAACCACTCGAACATTTCAGTCTTTCGTCAGAGTATCCGCGCGCGCGGCGCCATCGCGCCGCCGAGCAACAAATCCGTCAGCGCCCAAACGAGCGCATCGAGGCGATCGGGACTTCCGCCGCGACCTTCAGCGCCAAAGGCGCACATTTCGTCTTCCAGATCGGGGAAGGCAGCGGCGTGCTTCACGCGGCCTTGCGCGTAGAGCGCAGCGATCGGCTCAGCCCGCGCGCGCTTGCCTTCGCTGGCGCGCACAAGGCGCACGTAAAACTCCGGCGCGGCGGCCTTCAGCACGGCGCGCACCATCTCGCCGCCGTTGTTTGCTTCCGCCACGATCGCGTGGGCGCCAACTGAGCGCGCGAGATCAGCAGCGCGCGCGGCCCACACATGTGGCGCGGCGCCTTGCAGGCTGGCGTCAGCCAGCACCACAGCTTCGCGCGCAAAGCCTTCGCCGCGTGCTGCGGCGGCGATGATGCCGCAAGCATCCGCGTCCGGCCCGACACTCGCCGGCGGGTCGACGGCGACAACGATGCGATCGAACGGTCCTTCTGGGCGCTGACGCAGGTCTTCGATCTCCGCGCGACGCCAGAGCGCGCCTTCGGCTTCTTCTATCAGCTCACCCAGCAATTCTTGGCGATGCCGCACCGTGCCGGCCCAGCGCGCGTCGAGGGCTGCGACAAAGTCCGGCGAGAGGTTTTCCTTGTTGCGAAACGTCGTTGAGCTCGTCCTCACTGTGTCCGGTTCAACCAACAGCCGCTTGAGCGCGCGGATGGGCCGCGGCGTGGTCGTGACCATCATGCGCGGGCGTTGGCCCAGGCGCAGGCCGTGCTCCAAGGTTTGCAGCGTCTCGTCCGGATAGCTCCAAAAACACAATTCATCGCACCAAGCCGCATCGAACTGCGGGCCGCGGAGCGAGTCAGGATCTTCGGCCGAGAGGCACGCCGCCTGCGCGCCGTTGCTCCACACCAAACGCTTGCGGCTCGCTTCGTAGACTGGCCGCTCGCGCGTCCGCGAACGCAGGCCGGAATTTCCTTCGATCATCACTTCCCGCACGTCGTGAAACGTCGGCCCGATCAGCGCGATGCGCCCGGCGCCGCCGCTGTGCGCCAGCTGATGCACCCACTCGGCGCCTGCGCGGGTCTTGCCTGCGCCGCGTCCGCCCATGAACACCCAGCAGCGCCAGTCACCAGCAGGCGCGAGCTGTTCAGGCCGGCCCCATTCACGCCAGTCATCCAGCCACACCTGTTTGAGCGATCTGGGCAAGGACTTCGGGAGGATGTCCCGCCCGGTCTGCGTCAGCGAAGAGAGCAAGGCGGCGGCGGAGTTCTGCACGTAGGGCGTCTTCGTCAT